CTTTTCCTGCCACAGTCCAACCAAGTTAAGTATTGATTGCTCTGTTTCATTAGGAAACTTCTTAGCTAATTCTCTAATTTCTGGTGTTATAATTAAACAACTCATATAATTAAAAGTATTATTTGTGCAAAGGTAAGGAATTTAATTGTAATACACAAGGTATTATGGGAAAAAGTTAAGGAGGAATAAGTGATTAACTTACTCCTCCTTATAAGATTACTCAGCAATGTACTTGACACCATTGAATATAAGCCACTTGATAGTGTTGATATTGACTGGTCTGATACCTGACTCTTTATCAGTCTTGGTAATATCCATATCTACACAATCATATCTGCCATCTCTTGATTCAAATTGAATCTTATAGCCTCTAAGAACTCTATCTTCACCTTCTTCATAAGGAAGTACAGGGTTACTAACCAGCTCAGTAATAAGATTCTTTGCTGCATTTGCAACACCTTTCTTATTGTTCTTAACTGTGTCAATACTATTTGAGAACTGCTCTACAATAGCATCAATCTCTTCCTGTAACTTCCTCTTACTCTTAGGCTTATCCTGCTTCTTGAAGCATACAGTAAATACTTGACCAGAGTGTATCTTTTCAAAGATACTCCTAATACCAAGAGTACCATCCTTCTTATCTTCCTTAGTTACTTTTACTGTAGTTTCAAACAGGTCAGCAGAATTAGTATAGTTCTTCAAATAGCTCATACCAATCTGAACCTCTTCACCACTCTCAAAATGAGTAAGCCAGGCATTAGAGCCTGACACTCTGTTCACAATATAGTGAGAACTCTCACTAATAATGGAACCTTGCTTTAACTGATTTATTTGCTCAATCATATCAAATAAGCTTTTCTATATTAGACATAAATGTTTCAGCCTCCTGCTTAGTAACACCAATAGTTTTGATTGCACTCTCCTTTACTTTCTTGTTCTCACCCTTATGGTCTTTGGCTCTCTGAACAATTTGCAAATGAAAGAACATATCATTTGCTTCATTGAAGTAGAAAAGACTCTTGATTAATTCAAAGTTGTCTATCATATCTTATGATTCTGTCCCACTTGAGGGAAAGTTATCCACACTTACTGTACCAGTAATAGATACAGGTTCTGAAGGAACAGCAGGCATATTGTCCACATAAGTATTCAAGTAAGCATTAGTAACCCTTACAGGTACTTCTGATATAGATACTGCACTTAACTCTACTTTCTGAACTTTACCTTCCTGACCAGACATAGTGTCCTTAATATCCTTCAAACTCCCCTGCATTCCAGCTATAGACTGACTCATATTGTACAATAATTTGTCAGTAGTAGATGTAACATTGTTAATATCCACATCTACAGATGGTGGGGGAGTCTCTTCTGATTGGGTAGCTGCTCTATAATCTGCTGCTGTACTCATCATACTTTGGGCAATCTTAAATGCCATACCTGATATGAGAGTAACCTGCCCATCATCCAATGTCAAAGGATTTTCCACTTTAGCCAATATACCTTGCAAAGCATACATTGCAAAGTATTCTCTTGGCTGTAATACATCTATATCAATATTCTCTTCTGAGCCTGCATCTCCTCTGGTAGCTGTTGTACCTTGTGTTGCAATAATCTCTGCATCTACAATGAACAAATTATGAAGCTCATTGCCATCAGAACATATACCATTATCATTGAAATAATACATTTTTTTTTGTACCTGTCCAGAGTATTTCTCTGTAACAGAGCCTATATCATTCAATTGAAAATTAAGTACATAGTCACTGGCTGTTCCACTTAATTGTCCATTAGAAGAGAATGCAAGGGAGGCACCATTTAATGCCTCATCCTTGTTAAATTCTACTAATTGAATCTTAGTTGCTGCTGCCATATTATTCCTCTATAACTTCAAAGTCATCAACATTCCAGCCCTTTAGGTCAAAGATAGCATTAACTTCTTTCTTTGATTTAGGAGCTATATAATCCCAAGCATTTTGAGGTAATACAATCTGCTCTTCAACTGCACCTTTAAGGTCACAGTTTGAGTAGTCTATATCCTCAAAATATTCACCATCTTCATCCTTTCCAGAGTCAGTAATCTCATAGTCAGATACCTTAATCTTTACAGTTTTACTAAGGGTGACACTTACTGTGACCTCAATTTCCCTTTCAGGATTGTCAGCCTGATTCCAAGGTGCATCTTTAGTATCTGCACCCATAGGATAATTATAATTGTCCATTATTTTTTTTTCTTCTCCTTTTAATGTCTGTTACCAAGTTATTCTCTTTAATCAGTCTTCGAGCAATTACACATTCAAGATTCTTAGGCATGCTGATATGCCTTCCCTTATCATTCACATAGATAGCATGGTCTCCATTATGTCTGTCATAATAGAAACCATTGAACTCTACTATCTTTATGAACTCTCTTGATGTATATTGTCTCATACTATACTTTCAGAATGTCTTTATACTTCTCATAAGTCTTCCTTATAACCTCTTCCCCTATTGGATCAGGTCTCTTTGAGTCTCTCTCTATACAGTCTTGAAGAGGTATAAAGAAGTCTTTGAACTCAAGGTCATATTTTGGTCTGACCACAGCAGGTACTATTCCCTTAGGATTGTTCCAATCATCAAGCACTCTGTTATAGTACTCTAATTCCTTGGGATTGAGATTCATATTGTCAATAACAATATCAAAACCATAGGACATAGAACTCCATAGGAAAGTACTCTTCAAATCCTTTACTAAGCCTTCTCTACTGGGAACCCAATACTTACCTGACATATTTCTGATGTCATCATTGTTGAATCTTACTCTATGTTCAGGGTCTTCAAGTACCCATTGTTTAGCCCATGTAGTCTTGCCACTACCTTGAATACCTCGGCATAAAATTATCTTTGGCATTGTCTTTCCTCCATATATTCTTTATGTTCTTTACAGTTGTTCAAAAAGATATGACCTTAGGTGGTTAGATAGTTTCAGAGTCTCTTTAGCCCTTGTTTTAACACTAACTTTAATCCCACTCATCTTTCTACCCTCCTATGATGGACTTAGAAAGGCTCAATGTACTCTGCATCAGGAAATGCAGCATAGACATCATACCTATTGCTGTAGGTTTCTCTATGTCCATCTTTGAAATGAATTATAAATGTCATACTTCACCACCTAATTGCTTTATCCTGTCTTTGATGTACCATATAGCCTTCTTCAAATCTTCAATCTCCTTCTGATTATCTGTAAGGCTTGCATCTTTCTTGAGACCAGCCCTCCACAGATACTTGATTGCATTTCCAATAGCAAAGCAATAATGCCTTGTAATCTCAATACATTCAATACCACTTGGGTGAGAGGTATAATGTTCAGGATGGTTTACATTGTCTGTCTTTTGTTCCATTTTCCCAATCTATGAGTTTAACAAACTTTTCAAAGAAGTCCTTCCTATCTCTGACATACAAATGATTAGTATTGTAATCCTGATAGATTAGTGCATCAAACCACTCACCAGTTGCAGGACATTTCATCCTGCATCTGAAAAGTGGCAAATAATGATGACCATTCTTAGGATATACATACATCCTACTCCTTATCTCTTCCCATCTTAGTTTTACTGCATACCATGCACCTATGGTACATAATACAAGTACTACTATAGGAATAACTATTCTCCAAGTCTCCATATCAATGAACCCAACAAGGGGCAATTTCTGGCACAGCTTTGATAGTTACTTTCTTACAGAAGATTGCTGCTGCATACTCCATACATTCACTTAACTTCTTGGCTTCCTGCTCTGCAATTTCCTCAGGTGGTTCTATCAGATACTCCAATTTTATGTTGCGAATAAGTCGAATCCACTTACTCTCTCATAGTTTCCTATGAGTTCGGACTATATCTTATATAGACACTTTTCTCAGCATTGCTGCTAAAGTTCTTCTGTCTATATCTGTGCTTTTCAGCTCCTCTTGGAGCTTACTCCATTTCTGGATAGTCTCTGAACTCCATCTCTTATAAGCATAACATTCAATAGGATACTTCTCCAATATCCTGGAGATTTCATAAGCACCCTCATACTTTGAAATTCTAAGATACCAGAACTCTCTCCCATCTCTTTTTCTCTCCACTGTAAGTTTTGGGTAAATATTGAACCTATTAAAGAAAGGTATAAATAGCTCTTCCTGAATTTCTTTTGGAAATCCTTGAGTGTTTATGTTGTAGAATAACTTATTCTTATGCAAACTACCATCATCATATATCCACAATGCCAGTCCTAAGTCATTCATTAACTCTAATGAATCTTCAAGGCTTAAATCTCTCAAGTAACTAATTGACTTATCTCTCTTAGTTTTAAGAGTGTAAATCTTAGTGCCTGAGAATCCATTATGTTCAATACTGTTTATGTTGGTAGTATCACATAGCTCTCCCAATAAGTCCTTTTTATACTGGAGATACTCTTTATATTTACAGTTAGTCATATAATATGACCTGTCACCTTCAGGATATAAATACCCATCCCCAAATCTACCACTTACAATAACTTGAATTTGCCTGTTATTTAGATGAAGCTGCTGATTGTCCATTCTTGTACTCATATTGTTCATATAATTTAATGTACAAAGATAAGTAAAAATTTTCACATATACAAATGTATAGTATTTTACTTCTTTAGGAGTTCCCAGCAATTAACACAGTTTATACACAACAAGCATTTTATCGTGTATATCATTAGGTATCAATACTTTGAATATCAAATTATCATTTACCAAATGATTAAAATATCTGATTCCAGCTATTTTTGTCATAGCTGCAGCTGTCCCCTGACTTGGATAATTGCAAGATTGATTATCAGAAGCACTCTTTCTCTTCCATAAGTGTTTCATCACTGACACATATACAGTCTCCCTGTTAATATCAATGAATCTTTCTTCTACCTTACCTGCCTTTTTAACCTTATATGAATACCTGACAGCTATTTCTTCAATAGGAACACCTTGGGCAAACTTCTTTGCAATTTCTTGCATGACAGATGGTGGAATCTCAGATATTACTCTGCCACTGTCTCTTGCAGCTTTGTATATATCCCAGAAATCTTCCATACCATTCTTTCTCCTTTCAATACCTTTCAGTATAGGATAGTCATAGATATATGCCCTTAGCCCTGTTATCTTTGAGATTAGGATATAGCCTCTATTCCACATATCTCTCTTTTGTACCTTGAAATAGCTTGCTATACCATTGAATCTCTTGAAATAGTTGTTATAAATCTCAGTTGCAAAGTCCACAGGAATATTACAATTAGTTGCCATTGTAGGAGCTTGACCATTATAATTGAAACAGAACCTTGCCTTCTTAGCCAAATCTCTAAGGTCTTTTCTTACCTTCTTGACATCCTTCTCTGCAACCCCATCAAGGTCTTTAGGGAAACACATCTTGGCTACAAAGGAGTGCCCATCTCTTTGGTCAGGGTCATTATAGAATGCAATCCACTCCCTATCATTAGATAATTCAGTGAACACATGACCCTCTTGGTCTCCATAATCACAATCTACTAACAAATGACCTTTTTCAGGTACAAATGCTGCCCTTGTTTCTTCTGTGGCTGGAAGCTGTTGAACATTAACACTCTTATCATTTGCTTGTGTAGAAGTATCTTTGTTTTCATCTTCCTCCTCTGCAATATCATCATCTTTAGTCTTACCTCCTTTACCCTTTCCTCCTGAGCCACAACTCAATCTGCCAGTATCCATCATTTGATTGAATGCCGGGTGGATTCTTTGTGTAACAGGGTTAATGGCATCAAGGAAGTTTTGACCAAAAGATGTTACTACCTTGAAAGCTGCTGAATATTCCAAGTATAAAGGAACAATACTACTCTTACTTGCCTGCAATTCTATAAACTTAGACTCCACAGACTTTTTCATCTTGCCTGTTTTCTTGTCTTTAACCAATAGGTCAAATCCAAGTTCTTCAAACAATCTGATTACCTGCTTGGAACTATTCCAGTTAATAATACATTGAGGTCCAGTATCAAACTCAGAGAATAATGAAGGTTGTGGTATTACCACATACACATTATCTGCAAGTCTGGCTGGCTTACCTTTCTTGTGAGTATCATAGTTTCTTGCAATGAGGGAAGGGTCATCCTTTTTCATTACATAATCTACTACCCAGTCATTAAGTTTCTGCTCAGCAATCCTTAACCTCTCTGCATCTTTAGCCATCTTAGCCTTCCACTTAACAGGGTCAAGTTTAATACCACAATATTCAATATATGCAAGGACTCTTACAAACTCATTCTCAATATCAAGTGCCACTTTCTGACCCCTTGCATTGATAGTAACAAGCTGCAAGTTCATAATATCCTCAAGATGCACAACATCATTTGCTGCATAAACTATAACCTCTTCTGTCATACCTGCATGTATCTGTCCTCTGACAGTCTTGTCAAGATAGATATGTAAATATCTATCACAACAAGCCTGCAAGGACAAAGATACAATGCCAGGTGGAAATCCAAGAAATAGAATCTTCTCAGCTAAATAAGTATCATAGACATTTCTGACTACAATATGTTCCTTATATAGCCATCTTAAATCAAACTTTGCATTATGAATGATGAATAGTCTGTCACTTTCAAGATAATCTTTATACTGCTTGACATCAATAGTCATGCAGTCTATTACAACTTGATTTTCCTTATTACCAAGCTGAAGAGTAAGCAATTTACCTTGCCATATCTCTGTACCTGTAGTTTCAGTATCTAAACCTACTACTTGAAGAGGCTCTAATATTTTAAGAGACTCCTCTACAGAGATACATTTATACTTAGCATCAGGAAACTCAAATAGTTCTCTCTGACCAGTAACAAAATATATCATTCATTTCTTACTATATGCTATTAATGAGGCAAAGTCAAAGACATATTTATATTTTTGGAAGAACAGACTGCCAAGGATACCATGAATCTGCACACCAGACTCTTCCTTAACAATAGCAAAGGCATCATCCAAGTTGTGAATACAGAAATCACCTGCAAATTCTTGTCCCTTATAAGTGATTGTCATTTCACAGAACTCAGTATTTACCTTATTACCTTCAATTCCTGTCACATCCATGTCTTTTGCCTCTATCTTCTTATGGTCAAGAAGAGGAAGAATAGAGCTGTTGATCTGAGAGATATTGCTTCCAGTGTCCAACAAGAAGTTAAGTTTCTTATCTCCATTAAGGAATGTTACTACAGGCAACTCTACCAAATCCATAGCCTCTTTGAAAGACATATTTACCCTTTTACTCTGCTTGCAATAATCTTCTACACCATTAATGATGATAGATAAGATGATTACTGCAAGCATAATACCAATTATTTCTAATACCATGCTTCATGCTTTTTTTTTTAGTTACTACTTGATGCCAGAAGTACCAAATCCTCCTCTGTTATCATCACCCAAGTCATCTGCTTCCACAAGCTCAATACCTGAACTTAGCAGCCATTTAATCTTCTGCCACATAGTAGCTTTCTGACTAGGAACAACCTCAAATTGGCATATTCTGTCATATTTCTCAATTTTACCAGCCTTAATAGCAAATACTCTAAATAGCCATTCATCACCATTGCCACTATAACTGTTATCAATTTCACCACTACAACACATGACTACCCCATGTCTCTTAGTAAGAGAACTCCTGCCTTTAAGTTTAGCCATCATTCCTTTAGGGAGCTGCATTGCTACACCCAATTTAATTGACTGCTCATCAAAGGTAACATCCCTATACTTTTCATTGTCTTTTTGATATTGAATACCAGCTTGAGGTGCATTAAATGTATAGGTATCTGCTGCTCTCAAATCAATTAAATCCCCATTTTCAATAATTACAGGCATACAGCCTTCAGTCAATACTTTTACTTTAATTTTCAGTTTCATGTTTCCTAATTAAATTACTCACATTTACTATATGAACATTGGCTGCAATGTGTGCAACCTCCTTCATGTATTAAATCAGCACCACATTCAGGACACTTGCCTTCTACCTCTGCAGGTATATACTTAGCCAGTACTCTACACATAGCACTGCTGAATGAAGTAATATTGTCATTTACTTTCTTTGCAGTTTTAATAATGTACTTGATATTGACTCCATGTCTCAATAACATAGAACTATACAAAGTTGCAGCTTTTTCTTCTACACTTATATCAGTATTAAGAAGATTAGCTATTACCAAGTCTTTTGAATAGAGATTATATACTCCTTTCTTCATCTTAGTAATCTCTCCCTTAGTATCAGCCAGCTCTACATTATGTTTAAGTCTAAATACAAATACCTCATAAGGTTTATCCTCATACAGACCAACACATACTATGAAGTTCTCACCTTTAACCTTTATCTTATGAATGTCACAAGGTAATACTGCAGGTCTCTTAGGAGCACCTGTTACAAGAATACTATCAGGTTTCTTTACAGTCAAAATACCCTCTCTATTACATCCAG